AAGGCCGCGCCCTTCGTGCTGAAGGCGCTCCTGCCCATCAAGGCGGCGATTCTGGGGCTGGGCTGGCCCGTGTGGGCGCTCATAGCCGCCGTCGCCGCGCTCTATGCCGCCTACCAGAGCAACCTCGGCGGCATCGGGACCGTGGTGAACCGCTGGGCGCGGAACATCGGGCTTGTGGTGCGCGGCGTCATGGCCGTCTTTGAAAGCCTCAAGGGCTCAACCTTCGAGATACGCGGGGAGCTTGCGCGGGACATACAGGCGGCGGGGCTGGAACGCTTCGTGGTGACGGTCGCCAAGGCGGTGTTCCGCATCAAGGAATTTTTCACGGGCCTGTGGGACGGCCTTGATTTCAGCGGGGCGATCAATGCCATCATGCCCGCCGTGCAGATACTGCGCGGCCTGTTCGACACGCTGGGCGCGGCTGTGGCCTCCGTGTTCGGCGTGGAGATCAGGAGCGCAGCAGGCGACGCCCGGAGCCTTGGAGAAGCGCTGGGCGGGGCGTTGAGCTGGGGGATGGAGGCCGTGGCCACCTGCGCCACCAATCTCGCGCGGGGGCTGGACACGCTGGTTTCCCTGTTCCGCTGGGTGGCCGCCGTGCTGACCGGGGACTGGGCCGGAGCCGCCGCGCAGGCGCAGCATATCTGGGACAACCTTTGCGCCTCGTTCATGAGCTTCGCCAACCTGTTCCGCATAGGGGACTGGATACGCAACGCCTGGACGCAGGCCACGGAATTCCTTTCCAGCATCAACCTCTTTGAATCGGGGCAGCGCCTCCTCGACACGTTCAAGGAAGGCATCATGGCCAAGGTGGCGGAAGTCAAGGCCATGTTCTCCGACGCCCTCGCCAGCCTGCGGAACCTCCTGCCCTTCTCGGACGCCAAGGAAGGCCCGCTGTCCACGCTGACCCTTTCCGGCACGCGGCTCATGTCCACCTTGGGTGAAGGCATGGTGCAGGCCGCGCCAGCCCTCTACAAGACGCTGTCCGGGGCGCTGGACGGCATCAAGGGGGGCATTTCCAACTGGTGGAACGGGCTGTGGGGCAAGCCTGAAGTGCCCGCGCCGGACGGAGGCGCGGCGCAGGGGCCGAACATCCCCGAAGCGCCGGGGGCCGGGGCGGACGCCTCGGAGGAACAGGCCCGCAGCTTCCGGCAGGACGGGCATCAGGCCGCCGCGCCCGCCGCGTGGACGCTGCACATCGCCAACATCACCCTGCCCAACGTGAAGAACGCGCAGGACTTTTACAATGACTTGCAGGCGGCAGCGACGGAATACGGGGAGGGCATGGCATGAAGCTCCTGACCTTTGAGGACGGCGTCGTGCGCATCGACGGGGAGGAGCTGCCCGGCATCCTCTCGGACATGCGCGTTTCCGGCAAGGTGCGCTTCGACGAGCAGGAGGTGGACAAGGCCAGCGGCAAGAAGAAGACGCCGCAGGGCTGGGAGGACGCGGACATAAGCCTGACGCTGTGGCTGCCCACGGACGAGGAAGGCACCTGCTATGACAAGGCGGAAATCCTGAACGGCTGGTTCAAGAAGGCGGACGGCAAGGCAAACCCGCAGATATTCACCGTGGCCAACCGGCACCTGCTGGCGCGTGGCGTGCGGCGCGTCGTGTTCTCCCGGCTGGACACCGCCGAGAACTCGCAGACGGACGACATAAAGGCCACGCTGGCCTTCGTGGAGCACAACCCGCCCATCATCAAGCAGGAACGGGCCGTGGCGAAAACGCCCTCACCCGGCGACCTCAAGAAGAAAAGCGGTTCCGGCAACGATGGCAAGGGCGGCAACGGCGCAAGCTCCGCTGCGGAGCCAGAGGCCGTGATTTCGGGGGATCTCTCGTGATCGAGGGGCTGAACCTCCGCTGCGACGTGGGGCCTGTGGAAGTGGTGCGTTCCCCGCTGATCGAGATAGTTTCGCGCCGCAGGGCCGTGGTGAGCCGGGCGACGGTGGTCGTGCCCGACCCGGAGGGAACGGTGCGGGCGGCGCTTGCCGTGGGGCAGGAAGTGACCGTGCGCTGGGGCTACCGTGGCGAGGAGATACTCTGGCAGGAATGGTTCGGGACGGTCGAGGCCATCGACCAGCCCCGCTCGGACGATGAGGCGGCGGACGCGCTGACGGTGCGGTGCGTGGGCTTGGAAAAGGCGCTGACCACGACCCTCGTGACGGAAAGTTTCTACCGGGAGCCTGCGGACGCCGTCGCCCGCCGCCTGCTGGCCCGGACGGGCCTTGACGTGGGCGCGGTGGACGTGCCGGGCGACATCCTGCCGTATCAGGTGTTTTCGGGCGTCAGCGTGGCGCGGGCCGTGAAGCAGCTTTCCGGCACGCTGGAGCGCGGCTACGGGCACGACATGAGCCGCCATGCCCTCTGGCTTGGGGCGTCGGGGCTGACATGGAGCGCCGGGGACGAGCCGGGCGACGTGTACCGCGTGGCCACGGCGGAGAACCTTCTGGCGCATACGCCGCCGCAGACGCCGGGCGGCGTGGGCGTGGTGACGGCAGTGCCGCTGCCGGGGCTGACGCACAGCCGCCTCGTGCATGTCAGCGACACGCGCCGGGGCGTGGACATAACGGCCCGCGCCCTCGACGTGGTGCATACGTTCAAGGCGGGCGGCAACGCCACGCTTGTCACATACGGCACGGAAACGGGGTGGAGCTGATGGACGAACAGCAGGGCAAAAGGGATTACGTGGGGCTGATCCGGCGCATGGTGGAAATGGCCATGCCCGACCTGCGGCACTATTACAGGATGCCCAAGAAGGGCAAGGTCGTGGCCGTGTACGCCTCGGACGGCCAGTACTTCGCGGACGTGCAGCCGCTTCGGAACGACGAAAGCCCGGACCCGAAGGAACCCGTGGTGCCGCGCGTGGCCATCCCCGTGACGTGGGGCGGGCCGGATCGCGGCGTGGTCTGCCCGCCCGTGGAGGGCACGCTGTGCGACATCATGTACTACGACGGCGACCCCAACGCGCCCGCCATATCCAACCTGCGCTGGGGCGGCGGCAACAACGCGCCCAAGGCCGAGCTGAACGAGTTTGTCATTCAACTTGAGAACGGCGTGGAAATCCGCATCGACAAGAAGCGGCACATCGTGACGCTGACCCCGGAGGACGTTCGGACGGAGGCCGGGAAGGGCTGGACGATCAAGGCCGGGGAGTCCGCGAACATAGAAGCGGGCAGCATTGCCCGCCTGAAGGCCCCGGAGATCGAACTGTGCGGGCACATCACCTGCCGGTCGCATGACGGGGAGGGAAAGGGCTTCGCGGAGTTCGAGGGCAACGTCCGCATCAACGGCAATCAGGAAGTCACGGGCGACACCTCCACGGGCGGAGACAGCGTCGTTTCCGGCAACTCGCAGGCGGGCACCAGAAGCGGCGGCCCGTGCCCGCATTGACGCAGAAAATACCTTGCATGGTACGCGCCCTTTCCGGGCGCTTTTTCGTTTCCGGGATACAGTTTCCGCATGGCAGACACAGACCTTTGGGGACAGGACATAGCGCTTGGCGCGGACGGGCAGGCCAAGGTGGCCGCCAACGGCGAACTGGTGCTGACGGAAGGCGTGGACACGGGCGTGCAGGACATCCGCCTGCGGCTGTTCACGCGGCTGGGCAGCCTGTTCTATGACCGCGCCTTCGGCTCCCTGATCCACGACTGGATACTGGAGGATTCCACGGCGGCGACCCGCGCGGCCTTCGAGGCCGAAGTGGTCATGCGCATAGAGGAAGACCCGCGCACCGTGGTGGGGTCCGTGCGTTGCGAGGTGACGGCGTGGGACGAACGCAGCATCACGGCGCTGGCAAGCTGGCGCTTCATTGACGAGGACACGCCCATAAACCTCGTGCTGCAGGTGAACAAGCAAACGCTGGAAATGGTGGTGCAGGATGCCGACCCAAGAGAAAACAGCCTTACCCCGCGTTTCACGGACGATTAACGAGATCCGCGCCGCCGTCTACGGCTATGTGGAAGAGGCGCAGACGGCCCTTGCCGAGAGGGGCTACCTCCCGACGCGGCTGAACCTCAACAAGGGCGTGGTGCGCGGCCTTCTGGAAATCTACTGCTGGGGCTACTGGCAGATTTACACGCTTCTGCAGCGCCTGCTGCTGCAGGTAGCCCCGGCCTACGCCACGGGGGAATGGCTGGACCTGCACGCTGACGGCGTGGCCCTCGTCCGCCGCGCGGCCACCAAGGCGCGGGGCCTCGTGCGCTTCTTCCGGGCGGCGGGCACCAGCATCGACGCCAACGTGACCATCGCAGCCGGGCGCATCGTGCGCACCCTGCCGGACGGGGCCGGGGAGGTTTACCGCTACGCCACCACGGCGCGGGCCGTGCTGCCGTCCGGCGCGGAGTACGTGGACGTGGAGGTGGAGGCGGAGGAATACGGGGCCAAGGCCAACGCCAGCGCCGGGCAGATCTGCGAGCTGGTGACGCCGGTGACGGGCATCGGGGCCGTGTCCAACCCTTCGGGCTGGCTGACCTCCGAGGGCGCGAACGAGGAGACGGACGCGCAGCTTCAGGAGCGCTACGCCCTGCAGTGGCAGGCCAACAACGGCTGCACCAAGTACGCCTACATGGCGTGGGCGCTGACCGTGGAGGGCGTCACCTCCGTTTCCATCCTCGACCGGCACCCGCGCGGACAGGGCACGGTGGACGTGGTGGTGCGCGGCGCGGACGTGCTGCCCACGGAGGCGCTGCTGGAGAAGGTGCGTGCCGCCATCGCCCCGAACACGCCCATAAACGACGACTGGCTTGTGAAAGGGCCGTCGCCGGTTCCCGTCGTCATTGAAGGGGCGCTGGAATACGTCGCGGGCGACCCGGACGCCATCAGGGCGCAGGCGGAGAACCGCATCCGGGCGCTCTTCGCGGAAACAAGCGACGTGGACGGGGTGAGCGCCCTGCAGATCGGGCAGGACGTGCCGCTGGACCTCCTGACGCATACGGTCATGGCCGTGCCGGGCGTGAAGCGGGTGACGTGGGCAAGCCCGGCGCAGGATGTGCTGCCGGTTCCGGCGGACGGCGTGGCGTGCCTGGAAAGCCTGAGTTTGCACACCGTCATGGCGGAGGAAATGTAGGTGTCCGAGTTCTGGAAATACTTTCACGACCGGCTGGCGTGGCCGCTGATTCATGCGCCCGGCCCCCTGCAGGGCTTGGCGCGGGGCGCGGCGCACGCGCTGGATTCCGCGCGGGACGACATCGTGTATTTTCGCCGCCAGTGGTTCCCGGAACTGTGCGAGGCGGCGCTTGTGCCGGGGTTCGGCGCAAGCCGTGGCCTTGTGCGGCATCCGAAGGAAACGGCGGAACAGTTCCGTGCCCGCGTGGTGGGAGCCTTTCGCTGGCACCGTCTGGGCGGCAAGACGCCGGGCTTGCCGCAGATACTCGAATTCTACGGCTTCAGCGCGCTTTCCGCGGACAGCCTGCGCCGCTTTCAGCCCTCGCGCTGGGCGGAATTCCAGATCGGCCTCGCCACGCCGGTCACGCAGGAAGAGCAGGACGCGCTGCTGGCGGACCTCGACACCCTGATCCGGCTGGTGAACGAGTACAAGCCCGCGCGGTCCGTTCTGGCCCGGATCTACACCTCGACCTACAACTGGCAGCCCACGGTCTGGAGCGAAGGCCCCGCATGGTCGGAGGGCTTCTGGTCGCATTTTTCCGGCGTTCCCTACGGGGACGAGGGGGGCAGGCTGATCGTCTCCCTCGGCATGGTGCGCCGCTCGCAGGCGGAGGCCGCGTATGGCGACCGCCGGGCGGGGCTGGGCATCGTGAGCGCCACCGGGGCGCTGGCCCCGTGCATTGACCGGACCGTGTGGAGCCAGTCCGCATGGTCGGACGTGTTCCCGCGCAACCACGGCTTCACCGTGGGCGAGCTTGTCAGCCTGCACTGGTGCGTGCACACCACGACCACCTGCGGCTGGGCCGGGGGCTGGGACGGCAGGCACTGGCGGGAATTCTCCGCATGGGACCGCATCCTGCCGAAGTGGCGTTTCCGGCACCGTTCGTGGGCCAGGGTCGAGGCCGTGTGGTCGTGGCCGGGCGATCCCGCATGCATCCACGGGAACGGAACATGGGGCGACGTGAACGCCTGCCTGGGGCGGCCTTCGGCCACGGTCATCGACAACCCGCCGCGCTGGGGCGACCCGTGGGGGCAGGATACGGGACGGCGCGAGCTGACCATCCCTGAACGCTTCCGCGCGGCCTCCGGGGTGACGGTGCCCGCCGTGACGCCGGGCGCACCGCAGGCTGGCGGTCTGGCCGTGCTGGCGCTGGGCGTCATGCCACGCCGCGAACGCGGATGGAAGGGCGCGTGGAGCGGGAAACAGTGGCTGGCCGACGTGTGCCTTGCGGGCATAACCGAACAACAAGGAGCGAAAGAGGAATGAGCCTTGCGACACTTACCAAGACGGGCCGCGCGGCCATAGCGAAGGCGCTGGCGGACCGCCCCCTGCATCTGGCATGGGGCGGCGGCCTCGCGGCATGGGACGCGGAGGGCGCGGAACTGCCCTCGCTGGTGAACGCCACGGCCCTCGTGAACGAGCTGGGGCGGCGCACGCCCGCCACGGTGGGCTTTGTGAAGCCTGACGACGAGGGGGACATCGTGATCCCGGTGAGCGTCGGGGCGGGCGGCGAGGTGCAGGATGCCCGCTACAGGAGCGTGGCCGGACCCTCGCCCTACCTGTATGTGCGCGTCAATTACAACTTCGAGGATGCCAGCAACGCGGTAATCCGGGAAATCGGCGTGTTCATGGACACGGAACTCAAGGCGGGCCTGCCCGCCGGGCAGCGTTATTTCACGCCGGGGGATCTGGCAAATCCCGGCCTGCTGGTGGCGGCGCAGATTGTCAGCCCGGCCATCAACCGTTCTCCGTCCGTGCGTCAGACCATTGAATTTGTCCTGCCCATCTAGGGGGTGAACCATGCAGACGAAAAGCGGCAAGAGCATAGACAATTACTGGAACAGGCATGACCCGGCCAGGCGGTATGTGGAGCTTCTGTTCCGCGACGGCTACGGGACGCAGGCGTCGGAAATGAACGAACTGCAAGGCATCTTTTCCTCCCGTGTGAAAGCCATTGCGGACAGCCTGTTCAGGGACGGGGACATTTTGCAGGACGCGCAGATAACGGTGGACGCGCAAACGGGTGCGCTCACGGCGGAAGCCGGTCTGGTGTACCTTTCGGGGGCGGTGTGGCCGGTGGAATCCGCGTCTTTCGTCATCCCGGTGCAGGGCACGGTATCCGTGGGCGTGCGGCTGAGGGAAAGCATCATTTCCGAGCTTGAAGACCCGGCGCTGTGCAATCCCGCCATCGGCAGTCGGGGCGAGGGGGAACCGGGAGCGTGGCGCAGGAAGGTGGAAGCCGTGTGGGGCCATGACGGGGACGGCGGTTCCGGGGAGTTCTACCCCATCCATACGGTTGACGACGGGGTGCCGCGCGCCAAGGAAACGCCGCCGAACCTGGACAGCTTCAACCAGGGCATGGCGCGTTATGACCGGGATTCCACGGGCGGCGGCACCTATGTTGCCAGCGGCCTGACCGTGCGGGCGGCGGAAGATTCAGGGGGCGGCGCGCAAGTCTACACGGTGGCCGAAGGCCGCTGCCGCGTGAACGGCTACGGCGTGGACCTGCTCACGTCGCGGCGTCTGTCCTACGCGGCGACACCGGACCTGCGCTTCATCGACACGGAAGTCATCGAGGCGGACGGGAGCGCGAAACAGCGCATCAACGTGGCGCATCCTCCCATCCGCGACATCACGGCCCTGCGCGTGACGCTGGAAAAAACGGTGTCCGTGGTCCACGGCAGCTACTCCGGCTGCGCGGATGCCCTGCCGGACACGTCCATCATGTCCCTGGTGGAAATCAGGCAGGGGGATACGGTGTACGAAGCCGGGACGGACTACAGGCGCACCGGGGACACGGTGGACTGGTCGCCCACGGGCAACGAGCCCGCGCCCGGTTCCACCTATCAGGCGACCTACACCTATCTGGACAAGAGCCTGACCCCGGAAGATGTGGATTATGACGGTTTTTCCGTTTCCGGAGCCGTGGCGGGCACGGGCATCATGGTGTCGTACAATCAGGCATTGCCGCGCATCGACCGGCTGTGCATTTCCGCCGACGGCGCGTTCTCCTGGGTTCAGGGCGTGGCGGCGGAATACAGCGCCAAGGCCCCGTCCGTCCCCGAAACGGCGCTGGCGCTGGCCAGCGTCCGGCAGACCTGGCGGGGGCAGGAAAGCCGCGAGGTGCAAAACGACGGGGTGCGCGTGGTACCGTTTTCGGACATTGAAGCTCTGGCCGCCCGTGTGGAATACGCCCTGCAGGAAGTGGCGCGGCAGCGTCTGGAGGCGGACGTGGCCACGCGCGAGGCCGGGGCGCGTGTGGGGCTGTTCGTGGACCCCTTGCTTGACGATTCCATGCGCGACCAGGGCATCGAACAGGACGCGGCCATCGTCAACGGCTTTCTGACCCTGCCCATTGCGGCGAAGGCGTATGCGCTGTCGCAGGACATCAAGGCCCCGGCGGCGCGCACCCACACGCCGCGGGTTCTGCTGGAACAGCCGTACCGCACGGGAGAAATGAGGGTCAACCCGTATATGGCGTTCGCCATTCTGCCGGGCAAGGCCACGCTGACACCCGCGGTGGACCGCTGGACGGAACAGGCCACGGCCTGGACAAGCGCGGTGACGCGCTCGTTCTATCAGGCCATTTATGCGCCGAATCATCCGCGGCACGGGCAGACCGTCACGTCCACCAGTACCGGCACGGAAAGGGTGGGCACGTCACAGAAGGCGCTGGAATACCTGCGTCAGATTGACGTGGCTTTTGAGGTGACGGGCTTTGGCCCCGGTGAAATCCTGCAATCCATCACGTTTGACGGCATTCCGGTACAGGCGAGGGAAGGTCAGCTTGCGGCGGACGCCGCCGGGGTCATACGCGGAACCCTTGCCATTCCGGCGGGTGTTCCCGCCGGAGTCAAGCCGGTGGAGTTCCGGGGCGATGAAGAAGGCTCCACGGCGCAGGCCACCTTTGTGGGCCAGGGCACGCTGGAAGTGACCACGCTGCGGCAGGTCCAGACGGTGACGAATACCAGCATCGACCCGCTGGCGCAGACGTTTACGCTGGACAACGCCGTGCAACTGGCCGGGGCCGACCTGTGGTTCACGGCCAGGGGCGGCAGCGGCGTGCGGGTGCAGATACGCGAGGTGAGCAACGGCGTTCCCACGCGCACGGTGCTGGCCGAAGCCGTGGTTCCCGCCGAGAAAATCGTGGTCACGGGCGGCGGGCACACCCGCGTGCTGTTTGACGCGCCTGTGGCCCTGGCGGCGTCCACGGAATACGCGCTGGTCATCCTGTGCAATGACGCGGACACGGCCATGGCCATTGCCGAGATGGGGCAGTTCGACACGCTGCACCAGCAATGGGTGGCGGCCCAGCCGTACACCATCGGCGTGCTGCTTTCCTCTTCCAACGCTTCCACCTGGACGGCGCACCAGACCCGCGACCTGACCTTCCGGCTTCTGGCCGCCGTGTATGCGGACGGCACCAACACGCTGTCCCTGGGCGCGGCGGAAGTGACGGAAGCGGCCACGGACCTGATACTGCTGGCGCTGGCGGAAACGCCCACGTCGCAAAGCCGCGTGGAATACGAACTGGGGCTTCCCTCCGGGGAAAGCATGATTGTGGCGGAAGAACAGGCGGTGCGCCTTTCCGAACCGCTGACCGGGCCGCTTTCGGTCAAGGCCAGGCTGGCGGGCGACGCGGCGGGTTCCCCGGTGCTGTGGCCGGGTTCGCAAATACTGGCGGGAACGGTGCAGCGGACGGGAAGCTACTATACCCGCAGCATCAGGGCCGGCGGGGCCGTCAGGGCGGTGCTCATCTACAACGCGGAAATCCCTTCCGGGGCCAGCGTGACGCCGGAAATCCGGGTGGATTCCGGTTCGTGGGAAGCCATGACGGCGGACGGAGCCGTGCCGCAGGGCGACGGTCATGTGGAATACAGGTTCAGGCATGTGCTGGCGAACGCGGACTTGATAAAGGTGCGGCTGACGCTTTCCGGCAGCATTGCGGCCCGGCCCATGCTTTATGACATCCGCCTGATGGCGGTGGCGTAAGGAGGCGCTATGACAGACAGAAAAACGGAACATCTTGAACTGCCGCTGCCCAGCGAACAGAACATGCTTGAGGACGATTGCCCGCGTATCGTGGAAGCGTTCGGAAAGGTGGACGCTCACGCGAAGACGGCGGATGAACGGCTTGACGGCGTGGAAAATCGGGCAAGCACGGCGGAAAACGGTATCAGCGCGCTTGAAAACCGCACATCGACACTGGAAACAGCCCAAAGCGCCACGAATGAGGCATTGCAAGACCATGCGACAGCCTTGTCCACTCTTGCCACGGAAAAGGCGGACGCGACGGCGCTTGCGGACGAAGTGCAGGCCCGCGCGGCGGCGATAAACAGCGAAGTGACGGCGCGGGATGCAGCCATCACGGCAGCCGTGGCCGCTGAGGCCACAGGGCGGACGGAAGCCTTTGCAGCCCATGACGCCAGCCTTTCGGCGCATGACGCGCTGGTGAAGCGCATCACGGTGGGGAGCCTGTCGCCGGTCATCGGCATCTGCTGCGTGGAAGACGGGGGCGGCTCCGGGCTGTGGTTCAATATCGACGCCGAAGGCCAGCCGGTGAGCCCGCCGCGTTGCTACTTCGATTACCATCCGATCTATAACGCGCTTCGGCGCGTTCTGGTGGACGGGCAGGTCATGCAGGAACACCATGCGTTCTGGTACAAGGCGTTCGAGATAGCATCCGGGCCGTTTGCGGGCCGTCGCGGGCGTCTTGTCAGCCCCGGTCCGATGGACGGCTTCAAGCCGTTCCCGTCCTTTATGCTGAACGGACAGAAAATCGACCGCTGGTACTGCGGAACCTACGCGGGCACCAGTGAGGGCGGCACGCCGCTCAAGATCGGTTCCCGCCCCGGCAAGCTGCCCCTTGTGAATGTGAATTTCCCGACCATGCGGCAGTATTGCCGCAATCGCAACGCGGGCGGCGTTACGGGCTTTGACATGTGGAACATCTATCAGGCGGCAGAGATCCAGCTGCTGGCGACCATTGAGGCGGGCACGCCGGATTCGCAGGCCGTGTACGGGCGCGGGCGCGTGGATGCGGATTCGGCGGCCAATGTGGACGCCCTGGACGTGGCCACGGCCTCCTGGCGGGGGCATGCGGGCTTGTGGGGCAACGTCTGGCAGATGTGCGCCGGGCTGGAAGTCACCACGGCGGGCAAGGTGAGGCTGTGGAAAAACGACGGCAGCAAGGAATGGGTGGATACGGGCCTTGCCTGCCCGGCCCATGACGGTTCAAGCCATGCCTTCATGCAGACGCTGAAAAGCGGCAGCGGCGACGGGTATGACTGGGACGATATATTTTTCCCGGCGACCACGACCACCAGTGCCGCCGCCGGGACGATCCCCGACGGCTTCTGGGGTAGGAGCGGCAGCGCGGGCAATGTCCTCTACCTCGGCGCTGATTGGAGTCATGGCGCTCGTGCGGGCCTTTTCGCCTGCGCTCTGAACCTTTCGGCGTCCGGCGCCGCTGACGGTATCGGTTGCCGCATCGCAAGGATGTAATACTGTCGACAGGTTACCGGATTACAGTGCCCGCCAAGGGCAGGCATGGAAACTTTTCTGAAATTCAGGGGGTATTGTGAACATTCTCATTTCCTGCAACGCAGGGGTCTTTCCGGCCAGTCTGACGGCGGGCGAAAGCCTTGCCCTGTACGCGGTGCCGCAAGCCTACAGCCCTGACGGCCTGTATCTGGCCCGCTGGGGGGCGCGCGAGCTTGAACCCGTCCCGGCCTGCGATGGGCCGGAACTGTTGCTCTCGCTGCGTCTGGATGCCGAAAACGAGGGGAAAAAACTGACGGAACTCTACAAGACGGAGGGGGTAAGCCATGCCGAGAATTGAAACCGGCCTGGACAGGGGCGCCATGCGCGCGCGGATTGACGCCGAAACCAGTGCCGCCATTCTGAACGGCTTTGACTACGCCGTGAACGGGGAAATACTGCATTTCAGCTACGACCGCGACGACCAGCAAAATTTCAGCGACACGGCCAACGCCTGCCTGATGCAAAAAGGCGGCGCACCCGGCCTGCCGGAAGCCGTGACCTGGAACGCCTACCGGGCCAGCGGGGAACTGGTGCGCCTCGACCTGACGGCGGACGCCTTTCTCGCCCTGTACGCCGCCGGGGCGCTGGCGCACAAGGCGACCTGCATGGCCGCAGGCGGAGCCAGAAAGGAAGCTCTGGAAGGAGGCGCGGCATGAGGAACCTCATCCGCAAGGCCTGCCGCAGGCTCCGCCGCTGGGGAAAACAGGTTCTGGTGGCGCTGGACCAGCTTTTGAACGCCCTGTTCGGCGGATGGGCCGATGAAACGCTTTCTTCCCGCTGCTGGCGCAAGCGTGACAAGACGGGCTGGAAACATGCGCGTATGGCCCTGGACCGTATGGCGGCGCTTCTGGGGGACGCGGACCATTGCAGGGCATCGTATGATTCCGAGCGGCTGCGCCTGCAATGCCCGCCGGAATTGCGGGCAGGATGAGGCCCGCGCGAGGCGACAATTTCATTGTCAGAAAGAAATTGCCCGAAGCCGGTGCCTCATGGAGTGCCGGACAGCGCGTGACCTGGGGCTTGCGCTCCGGGCAAGAGAACCGGAGAAACACGAACCGGGCCGGGGCGGCCAGCAGCCTCTGCGGGCAAGCGTGGCCCCGGCCCCTGGAAACAGCATGGCGAGGCGGGCAAGGCATATCCGGCCGGACATCGTGAGCTTCGGCAATCTGCTGGAAGCATGGCGCAAGGTGCAGCTCGGCAAGCGCTACCGTCCCGCCGTGCTGCGCTTCCGGGCCGCGCTGGAGGACAACCTGCTGACCCTGCAGGAGCGCCTGCTTGCCCACGAATGGCAGCCGGAGCCGTGCCGCCGATTCCGCATCATGGAGAACAGGCCGCGCACCATCGACGCGCCCACCATCGCGGACTGCGTGCTGTACCACGCGGTGCTGAACGTCATGGAGCCGTGGTTCGAGCGGCGCTTCATCGCGGACAGCTACGCCTGCCGCGTGGGCAAGGGCACGCACGCCGCCAGCGAAAGGACGCGGCAGTTCCTGCGCACGGCCACCGCCCTGTGGGGGCGGCCCTATGTGCTGAAAGCCGACATATCAAAGTATTTCGCCAGCATTGACCATGAGCGCGTCCTGTCCATGCTGCCGCGCGTCACCAGCGACCCGGACGTGCTATGGCTTTTCGGGCAGATTGTGCGCCGCAACGGCTTTGCGGAGAAGGGGCTGGCCCTGGGCTGCACCACGAGCCAGTGGCTGGCAAACCTGTACCTTGACCCGCTGGATCATCTTATCAAGGATGAGATGGGCGTGCGCTTCTATGTGCGCTACATGGACGATTTCGTGCTGCTGGGGCCGTCCAAGGAATGGTGCTGGACGGTGCTGGACGCCATCCGGGATTTCGTGACCGTCAGCCTGAAACTGCAGCTCAACCCCAAGACCGGCGTATGGCCCGCCAGCCACGGCATCGACTTCGTGGGCTATCGGCACTGGACGGACAAGGTGCTGCCCCGCAAGCGCACGGTGAAACGCGCCCGGAGGGCTTTCAGGACGTTCCCCCGGCTCTATGCGCGGGGCAAGATCGACTTGGCGTACATCCGCGCCCGCGTGGCCAGCTTCACGGGCTACATGCAGCACTGCGACGGCTACGAAACGCTGTCCCGCATTCTGGAAAAGCTGGTGCTGACGCGCTCTTTGACAAGCGAATAGGGAAAAAAAGTTCGCATGGAACGCGCTGTTTCCGGGCGGGAC